GTCAGTAGCAGACTGTATAAAAATACCGTTGTGTGCATGTTTTGTTTTTGTGCCGTCATGAATTGTTGGTGATGGCTCGTACATGTTTTTGCGCTTTAAGTTTCCGTATCGCGCACCTCGACTGCTGTTGCATTGTTTGCATGCAGCGACAAGGTTTGTTAATGCGTTTATGCCGGGTGTGTTATCTGGCCATCTGTCTACTTCTAGTAGGTGGTCTGCTGTTGTTGCTTCTCGAGTACCGCACCAATGACAGGGTGGCTTGTCTTTAAGTAGTGCCAGTCTGTTGCGTTTGAATTCTGCTGTGTTGCGTGCTTTGCTTTGTTTTGTGTAGTGCCCTAGTTGTGCTGGGTTGTGTGTTCGTCTGCGTGGTGGCATTTGTACTAGCGCCTTCGTTTCACTTCAGTTGCTTGCGTTTGTGGTTGGTGATGTTTCATATCGGGCTCGTCTCTGTCTGTTTTTGTTTTGTTTTTAATGTTACTTGTGTGCTGTTTAAACCTAGTGCGATAGCCCCCCATGCGCTGCCTTCAATCGCATTCCCATATCTTTAACCTTTGCCTGATGCCGTGTTACCACGCGCATCATCTACCCTCGTTACCGAGTGTCACCAACTACCGTGCAAATGGTTTAGGTCATGCGTTAATCGTTTTCGGTATGTCAACGGTATGTTAAGTCTGTAGCGACTCAATTACTTGTGATGCCTCTTGTTTGCTTAACGCTTCAATGCTTGAGTACTGGTTGCCTAACACTTTGTTTATGTATGGCATTAGCTCTGATGTGCCTATCTTTTTCTCAAATGCAAGTGCGCGTATCATTCCGCGCTGCTTAGGTGACGCGTACTGTTTAGTGTCTGTTGTGTCGCCAAATGGTTGCTCAAAGTCTTTTATTGGTACGACCTCTGCTAAAGGCGCTGGCTGTCGAGCCTGTACCTCGTTGCGTGATGCAATTGACTTGCCTATGCCCATGCCTAAGAACCCGAGCGCGCGCCCAAGACAACTAGTGCTGGCGTTCATCATCTCGCTGCCTTTTGTGTATGGTGTGCGACCCGGTATCGGCTCCCAGCAATAGGCAACTGTTGGCATTAGGTCTGTGCAGTCGCGCCAGACCGTACAACTGATCTCTACATATTGCTGGTTGTCTACTGTGACGATTATTGGTTTTGTTTCTTGTATGCGTAGATCTGGCCAACGCTTTAACGCCTCAGCCAGTCGAGTCGGTACATCTACATAGTCGCCTAAATTAAATGCGTTCATGCTCGGTTTAACCGATTTAATGCTGTTGTCGCCAATTCGCCAACCTGAAATTTCATCTCATCAAGCAAACAGCGACACTCTTGCAAATCTTGAATAGTTTTAATTAACAGCCGTTCTAACCTGCGATTGTTTTCTGTCAGTATGTCGTTTTTTTGTCGGGCAATTGTTAATTCATCTACTAAGTATTCGTTCGTAACTTGCAATTCGTTAAACTCAATCATTATTTGCCTTCCGTTATGTAAGCAATCATTGCTTTAAGTTCTATAATTTGCTCTAATAATTCTGCGTTTTCTTTTTTTAATGCGTCACGCTCGCGCGCTACTTTCATGCCGTGTTCTGATTGTGCGCGCAATTGTTCGCGACTGCCGTAGTTCGGGTCGTAGCTGCGTCTCATACGCACCGCCAGACGATTGCATTATTACCAGCGCGTGTCAATCGCCTAAGACCGCTGTCAATGACATGACCGTCTTTGACTAGTGTGCCTCGAGTCGGTCGTACCGTGTTGCCTGACATGTTTAGCGCAATTTCTATTTCTTCATCTGTTGCCGGGCGACCTAGTAGGTAGGCGTGTACTCGCTGACGCTTTTTGCCTGTTTTTGATTTTGCTTTTAGTGCAGCGTCAACGCTTGTCTGTTTTGCTTCGCGCGCAATTACAACTATTTCACGATTAATTGCTGGGCGCTCAAATGTGCCACCTAAACCGATTGATGGTGCAAACATTTCTAACTGTTCAGTTGGCACGAGTTACCAACATTTCTAGTCGGCGTGCCTCAGATTCTAATTCTTTGACTCGTGTTTCTAGTTCGCTAATAATGCCCATAAGATAGCGCACTTCAATCTCTAAAACATGTTTTGGTGTTTCGGGCATCTTGCTAATCTGTTCGCCGATCAGTCTAAATTCTTGCATGCGCCGTAAAGTTTCTTGGTGTTCGCGTTCCATTTGTAGGTCAAATGTTTCGTTGTATTCGTTCTCGGTCATTGTTTTCTCTTTTCTGTTTTGGTTAAGTATTTAGAAATATAGCGCTTAGTAGTCGCAGAGTTAATAAACCTGCACCAATTAGCCAGCACAAATCAATTAATTTTTTATCTATTTGCATGTTTTGTCTCGGTGGCAGATATCCCATGCAGACCAGCCCACTCGACTGTAGATCAGTCGTGCAGCGCGCAAATTATTTAACGCGTCAAGCAATGGTTCTTGTGTGCATATTTTCATTTGTTTACATACAAGGCCGTCATACTGTGCATGACTTGGTAGCCAGTGCACACCGTTTATTTGCATTAAGCCTGAGTCTGATCTGTGTGACCATTCTGCTACGCCAGTGATGTTGCAGTTTTTGTCTACGATGTCACCGCCAGCACGATTAGGGCAACAGCCTGACTCGCGTAAGGCGTATTGCTTCAATTGAGGTATCTGCTCAGCAGACCAGCCTGCCTGCAATGCAACTGCTGGTAGCCATGAACAGTCACCATGCCTGTAAACGGGCGCTGGTGGCGTTGTGGTGGTCACTGGTGGCACATAGCGATATATGTCTGCCATAGCCTGCCCAAAGCCACCTACAGCCTCGTAGGGCTTGTCTGTTGGTGTGGTGCTTGCCATGTCTGGTCGTGTTTGTGGCACATGGTAGACACCAAGTCCGATTGCAGATAACGCAAATGCGATAATTGTTTTGATGATGAATGGCATAAGTAGCCTCGACTTTCTCGGTCGGTAACTACCTTACACGGGTTTTTTGACCACCGCAGGTATTACGCCAAACACCTTATCCCAAGCCTGTTTAGCCAGTTCCTCACTGTGCGCAATCACTGGGTTTACCTCGACATGCCACCAATCACCGTTTTCAAATGTGCCACCTTTCCAAGTAGCGCGATCACATTTCCATGATCTATTTAGTGCGTAGTCAATCACTAGTTCTATGCCGAGCGTGTCGGCGTTTTCTAATAATTTGTTTATGTAAGCAAGCGACACTTTGCGACCGTCTTGCCTGCCTTTATTTGTTGCCGATATCCAACGATAAGAAATGTCGCAGGCAACGCCCTTGGCATGGTTAGACACAATGCCGGGTTTACCTCGTACATCTCGCACAACCCAAGTGCCGTTATTCCACAAAGATTTGTCCGAGTGATATACAGCGCGCGTCACCCACAAGTTCATGCCTGCCAAAGGTTTAGCAACTACTGGCGCTGCTGTGATTGTGTACGGCTTCATTCTGTTTCTGCTTTTGAATTCTTTTTTATACCGTTACTGGCAACTAAGCCAGATAGCGCGCCTGTAAGAAACACGCTGATAGTGCTTAGTAAGTCAACAATGCTGCCGTCGAGTGGCGACAGTTCTGCAGGCATGTTTACAAATAGCATGCCGAACAGTAGGCCGACAACCATAATCATAAATGTGACTGCCATGATTACGCCAACTGTAAAAACTAGTCGAGCGTGTAAAGCTTCATTTTCTAATTTCGCACCTGTCCGCAGTGACATTTTGGCATGGCCTTTCTATTGTTGTGTTTTTAATTCTGTAAATTGTTGTGTTATTTGTTTTTGTAAATGAACACGCCGACAATAGACAACATGTGATTATGGTTGCACAAATATTTGCCATGTTTGTGTTTCCTCGTCCCACATTGTTTTCGGTGGCGCTGGTGGTTGCGGAATTGGTGGTTGCCAATCATCGTTGTCGTCAAGTATCCATGATGGGTAAGGTTGTGGTGAAATAAAGTTGTTGTTAGTTGCATCGTATGTGTAACCGATCCCTGCATAGTTTTTGCCTGCCGTGTCAATATATGTTTCTACCCAAACACCGCCAAGTAGATCGTGGGCAAATTGTGCGCCGTCTGCAATGTCATTGTCAACAACAATGACTTCAACAACTATGTCATTAACTATTTGTGCGTAATATGCCATCAGAATGTAATCGTTCCACTACCAGTAAATGTGTAAATTCTGTAACCACCAGTTGTTGTAACCGTTGGTGAACCTGTTGTTGTTGCTAAATCAAATGTGTCTGCGTATCGAATAATAACTACACCTGAACCGCCAGCGCCACCGTTATAACCCGGGTCGCCTGATGAACCGCCACCGCCACCACCAGTATTTGCTGTACCTGCTACGCCTGCTGCCGGATATGAACCAGCACCAGCACCGCCACCGCCTGCACCACCAGCGCCTGCACTTGAGTTTGCTGCACCGCCACCACCACCACCGTATGTTACTGATGAACCAGTAATTGAAACTGCTACACCTGCACCGCCAGCACCGCCACTGCTTGCTGTCGTTGTAGTAACACCAACTGCACCAGCGCCGCCGCCACCTGAACCAGCATTCGTTACACTTGTCGTATAATTTCCACCTGCATAACCTTGATTAGCAGTACCAGCGCCACCGCTTGCAGAACCTGATCTTGAACTTGCGCCACCACCTGAACCGCCAGCACCGCCGGGTTGACTGCCGTTGTTGCGTGGCTTAGCGCCAAAACCGCCACCAGTACTTGTAATAGTTGCAAAAACAGAATTTGAACCTTGCACACCGTCTGTGCTTGTATTTCCTGACGCACCTAAACCGCCAGCACCACCAGCGCCAACAGTGACAGTGTAAGTGTCGCCAATTAATAAAGTTAAAGCTGACTCTAAACTACCGCCACCGCCTGTTGTTGTAACAGTTGATCGCAAACCGCCAGCACCGCCACCGCCTGCACCGTATTCTGCAGCGTCACCGCCACCGCCACCGCCACCGCCAGCGACAACTAAGTAATCGACTGTTATTGGTTTAGGTCCAGCGCCGACACCTGCCAAAATTTGCATATCTACGCTTTAAGATTGCCGACAACAAACCAAGTATTAGTGTCGGTTTTTATACATGTTGCAACGGCGTACTGTGCATTTAATTTAAGTTTTGCACCATCGCTGTTAAGTGTCACGCCTGACCCAGCAACAATAGTTGTCGCGCCTGCGCCAAGTTGTGCAATGTTTATTTGTGTGCCAATTCCAAATGCCACACCGCTGTTTGGTGGAATAGTAATTGTGTTGGCGCTGGCGTTTGACATAGTTACTAATTTGCCGTCATCAGTTAGCACCGCTGTATAAGTTGCGCCTGTTTGGGCGTTAATGGCAATCATCGCCGTAGCAAGCGCGTTTTGCTCTGCTGCCGTCAATACTTGCGCTGCTGTAAACACTTGTCGAGTAGCCATGATGTCCTTTAGATTATCCTAAAACATTGTCCGAGTTAAGTATGCCGTATATCGCGTCATCAAGTATTAACTCGTAGACGATTGTGGTTGGTGATGTAAACAACGCAATACTGTGACCGTTGCTCATATTGATGCTGTGCTCAATGCCTTCAATAGCCAACTCTTGCGCTAATTCTGTAGTCCCTGCACCGCTAGCAAAAGTCTTTTCTACCGTAATTGTGTCGCCAATATCTATCGTTGCCAGCGTGTCGCGCTGGGCCGTAGTCAACATGTTGAACTGTGTTTCAACACTCGTATAGCGCGCCTCAGGCTCGCCCTCTAGCAAGTACTCTGCCAATGCCAGCGCTGCCGCGTCATTGTGTAGCAACGATTCTGTAATGCTTTCAGTCTGAATAAAATAGACCGCTTGGCTTGCTGGGTCGTCTGCAACCTGTGGCGAGTTACTGCCAGCAATAGTCACTGATGCCCTGTTGACCACCTGATCTGCCTCAAAAGTTATGCCTACACCGTTGTACTTAAAATTTGTGCCGTCATCATGAAAATCTGCAATAGACCCTGACAGCGTGTTGCCAAGCCGGGCATCAAACACAATGTCACCATCTCGAGACATAAACAAACGACCCTGCTCTGCCTGCTGGATGCGCGAGCAATACTCTAAAACATTTGTGCCGTCATCAACTGTGTAAGCAGCTGCACCGCCAAGAGTTTGCGTGCCTGTAGCAATATCACGCTGAGCAATAGGGAATGCAACCTCTGGCAGATCAAGTACCGCGCTTAGTCGAGCACTGCTTAATTGCTCGCTAACATTAAATTCTGCAAAATATGTTTGTGCCAACAAATAAAAATCATCTGCACAATAAACAGTGACCGTGTCAATACCGCCCAAAGCAAAGTTGTAATCGTAATTAACAATGTAGCCAGTAAACAAATATTCTTTAACATTGATGTTGCTATATCGAGACAGTCGCACTTTGCGCATTGGCGCTAGTCCCGGCTTTTGTGTTGTGCTGTCCCAATAGGGCGACTGCTGGTCAAATGGGTTAAATATGCCGTCTGTGTCTAGCAAAACAAAATTCATTGTGCCAGCGCTGAACTGGTCGCCTTGATCGCGCCGACCGCGCTTCACATTCACATTCGTGCAACCATCTAGAACCTCTGCAAAATTAGTTGTACCGTCAAGCACATAGGTCGTGTTGTCTAGTACACCTGCAACTGCGTCATTAAGAATAAAAGCGTCTTGTATAAAGCCCGTGTCAATCTCTAGCGAGTAGTTACCAGAACCGACAACCGCTACGCCAGCCACTACGCCACCTGAATATTTGCAGGGCCTGCAGACCTGTTGTAAGCGCGCAAAGCATTAACCACCGCTTGACCTATTTCAGCGCTAGTCGAGAGACCGCCAGTCACATTGACAGTCACACCGCCACCGCTAATGCCCTTACCTAATGGCACGATTGCTTCTGGGCCTTTTTCGCCAACCATAGCCAAAGTCGGTTTAGTCACAATGCCACCCTCAGCGAAGCCGGGAATGTTTATGCCGCCAATGTCAAACGACCCGATTGAATCTTTAAGTTCTACGAGTTTGCGCAAACCGCCAATGAGTACGCCGAGCGGCCCAGTAACGACCATGATTGAATTACCGAACATGTCAAACGCGCGTGACATTGCATTGAATTTTATTTCTGCATAAACCATTGCTGCAGTGAGCGCAATGATCGCACCTGCAACTAACACAAAAGGGTTAGCGCTAGTTACCGCGTTTAGCGCAACGGTTGCAATCTTGGTTAACACGAGTGTTGCTTGATAAATTTTCATAGCAACATTGGCTGCAACAACAGCGGTAGCAAGTGCACCGACCACGCCTATCAAAATTAAGAATACTTGCGTGTTTTGTTGTGCCCAATCTGCGACAGGTTTAAGAATACCTAGCAACGCTTGCAACGCTGGTAATAATGCAGCACCGATAGATTCTTTAGTTTCGTCCATCGCAATAGATAGACCCTTCATCTGACCCTCAAAAGAGTTAGCAGCAACAGTTGCTGAGCCGCCAAACGATGTCGCCAGCGCCTCAGTAATCTCAGTCATTGTTGACTCAGAACTAATAACACCTTTAAGCGATGGGTCTAATTTTGTCAGGGCGCTAGTAGAACCGTTATATGCCTTACCGAGCGCAAGCGTGACAGTCTCTAAATCTTTGCCAGTAGCAGTGCTGATGTTTAACGCAGTCTCTAACAGTTTTTGTGCTTCCTCAGCCGAGCCAGTGCTTCGAGTCAGGCTCGCCATCGCAGGCCTTAACTCGTCATCAGTAACGGCAAACGCGCGAGACGATGCAGATATAAAACTTTCCATACTGGCAATCTGGGCATCAGTAGCGCCAGCGCTAGTACGCAACTGCTGAGCCAACAAGTCTTGCGCTTTTTGATCCTCAACCGCTGCTTTAGTGGCAAGTCCGAGACCTGCAGTAAGTCCACCAAGTACAGCGACCGCTGGCAACATTGCCTTCTTAAGTGCAAAGCCTGCCTTAGCGCCAGCGCCCTCTAAATCTTTAAATTGTGCAATCGCCTTTTTAACGCCAGCGCCGTCATACTCAGAAATAATTGGTATAGATAAAGCCATTAAATACCTCGTTGCACTGTCGCTGTTACATCTTTAACAAGTTGTCTCATCTCTTTTTCTATCTTGTCGCGCGCACCGTCAACCGCTGGTTGCAGTAGTCGAGTCTTGCCCGAGTCAATAGAGCCAAGTGACGCACCAAGTTTGTTTGATGTTTTGCGACCTGCAGTTTCAAACACTGCAGTAGCAACATCTTTTTGGATAATGAGAATTACACCGATAGCCCTGCGCCGGGTGTCAAATTTCATTGATACACCTTTAATCGCTTTAGCGACTGTTAACGGAAATATTTTTCGACCGCCCTGAGTCCATGCTCGAGACATGCCAGATAGCGCGTAAGGGTCTGACTCGTTGTTAAGTCGAGCGTACGATTTGCGCCCTGCGTCTAGCGCTGGCTCTGCAATGCGTGTTGCGTCAGCTTTAAATTGTTTTTGCAGTTGCTTATCTATTTTGCCTAATTGATTGATTGTGTCTTTCACACCGTCAACACGGACAGTCATTGACGCGCTCATTGCTTGCGCTCTTTGTTAATAAGTTCTATAACGGTGTTCATATCGTCAATATCAAAAGTGATGTGAGCAGGCCAATACCCAGTAGCCACAACAATTTGCGCTAATCCGTAGCGGTATGAACCGCGTCGACTTTTGGGTCGTTCTTTTCAACCACCTCTAAATTCTTTAACGACTTGATGTATTCATCTAGTTGTGCTGGCACTGTGATACCAGATGTTCGTGACGCTTCGTACGCCATAAATGCTAAATCTTCAATACCAAGACCTTCCGCAATCTGTGAAACTTTGCGTTTATATTTGCGCTCCCACGCAACAATCGTCATTAGGTTTGTTGACACCGTGATTTGTGTGTCGTCGTTAAATGTGGCTTTAAGTGTTAGTTGCATGCGTGTACCTTCCCGGTTTGTTTTGTTTTTTTAGTTCTCAGCGGCCAGTGCCGCGCGATCATGACACTGCTTTTGTAAGATTTCCCCCGGCAAAAACTAGCGTTACCACGCTCAGCTCACCAAGGGACGCATTTATTGGTGTGTGCGACTCGAGATAACACCCGGTCAGTGTAAAAATCGGGTTAGTCGCTGATGCAACGCCTGATGCTGGCGCAACAACAACATTGGTTGTAATGCCAACCAAACCAAAAATTGTGGCCTCAGTTTCGGCTGCCACATAACTTTGGTATAACTCAACTTCGATGCTGTTGTTTTGCAACGATGTCACCGTTGACGCGCCGTACTTGCGTGCCGTGTCACCAAACGATGTTGTCTCTAATTGCTCGTAAACATAGTTGACAGTCGCACTTGTGCACTGATCTGTAAGCGCAACGCTGTTAATTGTCACGACAGGGTTTGAAAGATAAACGCTAGTTGCCATAGTTAGTCCTTTGGTTCAGTAATAGTTTTAACAGATTTTGTGGGCTTGTGTGGGGATATGTGACCGCCAGCGACCAGCACTTCAATGTTTGAGTGCTCTAGATCGGCTGTGTCAATGATCGTGCCATTCGGCCAGATGAGTCGATTGCTGGTCACTAAGTATTTGCTCATGTCGTTGATGCTTTCATTTGTATGTTTAACGATAGTGCAGGGTAGTCGACACCGCCGATAGTCAGTGTGGTGGGTCTGCCGTCAGTGACCGCGACATTGGCTGCTAATACTTTGGCTGCGACATTGAGCGCGTTGCGGTATGCGTCTGCGTTGCTTGGCCCGAGACTGATAACGGTGACCGGGATTGATAGGTCAACAATGTTGTTATTGAATGCCGTGAATGACAGCGCGTCTAACAGTACGCATGGTGCTTGCACATTGCGTGGGTCAGTGATGCACACAAGCCCTGTAATCGCGTTCAGTGTGGTTGCCAGCGTGTTAATTGCCGTGTTGAACAGATCGGTGTACGCCTGTGCTGCCATTATGCAACCTGCGGTCTGTCAACGCCGATCAATTGTTTAACTAGTGGCGACAGTCCGTTAGTCGAGCCTGCAGACATGCCATCAAATGATGCAAAGTCAGATATGCCACCGCGCTGGCGGTACAACGCGCCACCATACATAATCGTGCCCAATGTGACATCACCGCCGGGTGAGGTAGTGAGACTGTCGTTATAGCCACATTCCTGCCGTCGGCGATAAATAAAATTGTTTGCAGCGCTTGCGCATTGTGTAACAAATGTTGTGTCATCAGCAGTCGCTGTTGCGATGCCTAGCCATGTCAATATTTGTGCCGCAGTAATCCATGAGCATGTTTGTGTATATGTAATAGTGCCCGAGTAGTCAACAACAAATTCAACAGCGCTACCAGTGCACGCATACAACACCTGATTAGGTACTGGCTCATTTTCATCAAATAGCAGTTCGCCAGTTGTTGAGTCAACGCCAGTAAATTTGTATTGTGGCAATGCAAGCACGGTGAATGTGCCAGCAAACGGTGCTGCCAAACCTGAGACCGCTACCGACTCGCCTAGCGCAATCTCGTTTGCTTCGAGAGTGCTAATGCAGGCGTAGTTGTCTAGTAATTGTTTAGTTTGTGTTTTGTATGTTGCCATGACGGTTTAGTCATGTGCAATTAAGCAACGATGATGCTTTGAATAAACGATGATTTGGCAACAAATGTTGAGAAGTAACCGTAGTAACTAAAGTTACGAGACAAAACTCCGCCCGGATTTTGCACGGATAATACGCCCTGTTGAGCCTCATATATTTCGAAGCCCGGTGCGTACACAACAAGCATTGTTAATGCAGCAAAGTTATTGTCAACAACCATATTGAGGCCGTAAACATTTTGACTTGAATACTGCAAGCCAGTTGTGTTGCCGATGCTGTTCATCGTTG